CTCTCTATCTTTGAGGTGGATGCAAGCTTCACGTTTGTAGCACCTTCGCCTGTCATCTCGATGAATGTCTCTCTCGGCAGCACGATGGTGTTGTTGTTCACCACTTCCTCTATCACGCACGAAACTGTGATAGGCATCGTAGTTGCGGAGCCGCCTGCAGGAGTATACTTCAGCGTTCCTTCTATGTTGATCGCATCGTCATACTTGAGGCCGTGTCCTGAGAACAGCGTTATCCTTGCGTCCTCGTTGCTGATGGTGACATCCGTATCGACAGCCAATGTGATGGATGCATCAAGCGATCTGTACGTGCCTTGCTGCAGTCCGTCTTTTGTAATGTCGATGCATGTCTTTTCAGGGAAGAAGCACATCCTGTTGTTGATAGCTACCATATGGCTGCCATAATCAAGCTCTACATCAGGCACTATTGCTCCATCGTAGAAGAATCTCACGCCATCCGCAGTCACGGCAGTCATGGCTATGCGGTCAAATCTCGACATGAGCTGCAGCGGCCTTATGACTCCGCTTGTGAGTGCCATTCTGCCTCTCGGCTTGCGCTGAGTCAGTACAGGATAATCGTCAGAGGAGAGATTCAGCATGTCGCTCATCTCGCCTTCTGCTACTGTAGTCCGTCTGTTCAGGCCCTTGAATTCGATCGTGCGCTCCTCGGCAGGCTTCAGTATTTCATTTATGAGTGCGGATCTTCCGTATCCTGGTGATACCAAATTCGCCATATCTCATCACCACCTTAAAATACATTCTTGAAGCGTGATGGGATCTCCACCACTTCTGCTCTGCCTGTTCTAACTACGAAGTCAGCGAAGTCTCCGAAGTCCTGCACATGCTGCTCCGCATTGAGCTGATATGAAGCGTACTCCTCATTGGCATAGTCTATCTGCGACTTGAGATAGGATACGTACAGCCTGTCGTATGGAGCAGGAGCCTTCAGCAGCGTGTCATCTATATCCTCATAAGGCACGAAGTCCTCTTCCTCACGAAGCTCTTCCGAAACATCCTGCTCGATCTCGTTGATGAACTGAAGCAGCTTCTCGTCTGGAAAGCTATTCGGCTTCTCTATCTGTACCTTGTTTATCAATGCCTGGATAGTCATTGTAATCTCCTTAATTAGTGAAATGGTGATGGGAGATCGCTCCCCCACCACCGCAATTTCGCTTTACAGGTCCATGACCTGCTTCTCAAATTTCTTCTGATTGGCATAGGCAGCCATCATCTGCTGATTGGAGTTCTGAAGGACCTCGGCCACGTTAGGCTTTACCTTCACCATGACTCCCTTCTTGAACTTGGTGACCTCGCCGTTGATGATGACCGTTACCTCTGGGTCCTGCCCTTCGATATACGGCACCAGAACGCTTACAAGATCTTCCTTCTCTACTGCCTTTGCTTCAGGTTCATTTGTTTTCTTTGTTGCCATGTTCTGCTCCTTTCAGAGCCTGGAATTAGTTGGCTTCAGCAGTTGCACCATAGGATGCTGCCGACTCGATTCTGACCATGTACTCCTGTGTCAGGATGCAAGCCGTTTTCTGGAGCTTCCACCCAGCCGTTGCCCTCTGGTTCACACTATGTTCACCCAAGATCGCTACTCTTGAGCCGCCTTTTCAGGCTGCTTCATATCGCTATGAAGTTCAGACTATATCACAGTCCTTTCGGACTCCTCGCACTTCCACTCGCTTGAGTGTACTTCCTTTCGGAATAGTCGTTGCACCTTCTCCTTTCGGAGCTTGGCTCAGGATTGTCTCAGTGAGAGTTCCCCTGAATTCACGAGGTTCTTCAAAACAGATTTCTCTGTTAGGCCGCTGATTTTGTTAACGGATCTGCTGTTCCACCACTTCCAAGCTGCTTCACGATCGTCTCGATTCCACCACCGTTGATGGCTGTTACACCGAACGCATTCGCAGCGAGAACGAGAGTGCCGTAGATAGGCAGTGTGCTCGGCTTGTAGATCTTAGCCTGAGTATTCTCAACGAATCTCACGCCGTACATCTTGCCGATCTCGCCTTCAAAGATCTTGCTGCTGCCTGCGTAATGGTTAGCATCTACCCACTCGCTGTCGTTCATCAGGTCATACGCTACATCAGGATGTACGATGGCCACGTAGTCACCCTGGATGGTCTCAGCATTGTTTCTTCTGAGCCATCTTACAGCCTTCTTGATATCCTCGATTGTCAGGACAGATGCGCTTGTGAGGTCTGTTCTTGCAGCTGCTGTACCTGCGTACTGTACGTTAGTTCCTGCCTGGATGATATCTCTTGTGATGGTGTCGGATACTCTACCTGCCTGAGAAGCAAGAAGCTTCATGATCTCCTGCATATTATTGTCGTATGCAGTAAGGTTGAGCATATCCGTTGTGGTGATGTATCCGCCGTACTGCTTAACAGTTGCAGTGATGGCAGTTACGCCGTAGTTCTGTCCATCAGGTGTGATACCTTCGACAAGCTCTCTATCTGCTGGTACTGCAGGCAGGGCATTGAACTTACGGAACTCGATAGTCTTGCCGTTGCCGCCTGGGATAGGTCTCTTCTGACCAAACTGGTCGTGGATCATCTTAGGCTCTGCGAGTCTGATAAGGTTCTTGTCGTAGAAGGTTTTCATCTCAGCGGAAAGGTCCTGCTGCTGAGTATAAGTTCCACCGTCCGTGACCTGCGGATTGTGATATGCCTGTCCTGTGTAGTTAGGATTCAGCGGCGTGTATCTCTGCTGCGGAGATGTGTTCGCAAACAGATGGAAATCGTAAGTAAAATCTCTCATTTTGATTCTCCCTTCGTCTATGATGTTTGACTCAGACGAGAGAGCGTCATGCCTTAGAAGGAGACTGTGCCGCCTTCTGAGACTATTCTGTTGATCTCGTCAAAGTCCTCGTCTGTTAACTGCGAAGGATCTGATCTGCGCTGTATAGCAGGATTGTGCATCGACAGGCCATTCTCTGGCGGCCTTGCAGCTCTCTGCTGTATAGCTGACACAACATTCTGTGTAGCCTGCTGACTTGCTGCATTGTTCATTCCGCCTACGATCTCATTCATGTGCGACAGCAGGAATGCATCATTCACGCTGGCACCGTAGTTGAGATAGTTAGCGAATGCAGGATTGTTCTCTATCTCCAGACCTAAATCGAAGTTAGGGAACTGCTGCTGAAGCACCTGTGCCTCGCTCTCCCACCTTGTAAACATCTGTGTCCGCCTCTGCTGCTCTTCGTACTGCTCCGTGATACGTCTACCACGTTCAGCCTCAGCTTCAAGCTGTAGCTGGTGCTTGTACTGTTCAACATCGAGGCCTGCCTTCTCAGCGTTCGCCTTAAAGAACGCATCGTCCTGAGCTATAGCGTTCGATAGTCCTTCAAAGTCTCCTGTCTCAAGGCCGTAGTTCATGAACAGAGGCGAGAGTCCTTCGCTGATGTCGTTCATCTGCGCCTGAAGATCCGCCTGATTCTTGAATCGGTCCTGTATAGCTTTGGAGACTGTCTGGCCGTAGATGTCATGGAATCTACCACCCTTGCCGATTAACTCAGCAAATTCTGCCTCAGGTGTCATAGCCTGTGCAGCGTTGTCAGAGCCGACCTGACTGTTTGCCTGACCATTGCCTCTGGGATCTTTGCCATATACTATCTGCGGCTGCTCATCCATTCCCTGCGCTGGTCCTGACATGCTGGCTGCTGCGCCTGTTGCTCCCATTCCGCCTTCGCCATCGAAGATGTGGAAGCTGTACGCAAATCTGTTTTTGTCCATAGCATTTTCCTTTCTGCTGAATATTATTTTTGGACGAGAGCGACTCGTCTCATTGCTATGCCCAAAGCATAAAAAAAGTGCAGGGGATAGTCTCCCCCACACTTAATCCTGCCACCGTCTAACCCCATGTCCGACCACCTTTGTGGCCTAACTTTCTCCTGAGTCAGAGTCTGAAGATGACGGCCAATTCTCCGCAAGTGCAACGAGAACCTTTGTGATGCTGTTCACGTTAGCTGCAGGAGCCTCACCTACAATAGCTTCGTACAGTTTTCTGAGTGCTTTTGTAATTGTCATGACTGCGTTCTCCTTTCTCAATAGATTTTTATGTGGTCAGGGAGCTGATGTGCCGCCTGCCTCATCGCTTCTTCAACGGCAGCGAATACTTCGAATGTGTCATTACTGTACGGCATGTCTATTCTCACATGCCCTGGATTGTATATCGTTGGCTCCTTGCCCTTCCTGAAGCATTCTGCTACAAGCACATTGCACAACGATGACATGATCGTACATGCATCATGGTCCTCAGCGTGATTCTGACAGTCAAAGAATATTCCGCTGATATCGTCAATACTCATCATTACCTTTGTCATATTCGCTCCTTACATCGGCGATGCGGCATTCGCTGATCTCTCTCTTATCCTGTCCGCATATGAATTGCCTGACGAAGTCACACGTTCTTCAGGCGTTCCCTGCTCAGGCTGGCCTTGCGGCGTTCCCATCTGCTGTGCCATCATTGCTGCCTGCTCAGGATCTATCAGTCCTGCCTGAGCTGCCATCTGAGCTACCATAGGGTCTACGGCAGCTACCTGCTGTATGATGCCCATTGCCGACTGGAACTGCTGCAGGAAAGTGCTGTTCTGCTCTATCTGCTGCTTGATCTTGTCCTTTCCTTCGAAGTCCATTGCATCGATGCAGACAAGGGCAGGCACCGCATTCTCAGGAGCGAAGAGGCCCATGCCGTACATCTCTTTGATGGTCTCATTCTGTGCGGCCCTGCTGAACGGACTCTGCTTTTCTGCCGATACCTGGATATCGAACATAGGGCGAGTATGACGGATAGTTCCATCAGGCTGTTCTACATCCGCCTGCAGGTTCACGTTGGAGTACATGACAAACCTTCTCCTATCTGCTGAGTCTACCCTGAACGGCCTTGGCTCCGTGTAGAACTGACGGATAAGCTCAATGACCAGATAGTATTCTTCTCTCGCTCCACGATACAGCTCTTTGTTGATGTCTCTTGAGAGCTTGGACCCTGCTTCCTGTAACGCTGCTCATTTCTGTTCACATAGGTTCGTTATGCCTATGCCGCCTTTATCGGCTGCTCTATGTCACCATAGAGATCGGACTATATCATCATCTCGTTTGAGATGGCAGGCACTTCCATCCACTTGGATGTACTCCCCTTCGGGATAGTCTCTGAACCTTCCTCATTGCTGAGGCTTGGCTGCTGATTGTCTCGTCTGAGATTTTCCAGCAATTCACCTGCTTTTATCATAGGAGATCGCTCCCCTATGCCACTGCTATGTTAATGGCTGATGCTGCGGTCACGCCTGATTGTGTGCTGCCCTGTGAGAAGTCTCTGTTACCTGATGTCTCCTTCAGCTCATCGATCTTGTTCATCTTGTGCTGCATGATACCATTCGGCACATCAGGAACATCCATCGGTCTTACCGCATCCCCAAGCTCGCCGCTGGCTACCTCTACGATCTGCTCATTCCAGTCAGCGAACTTGGCCATGTCGATGTTGGCATTCTTCCTGGCCCACCATCTTGGTCTTGCTCTCATGTCTGCAATCTTTATGATGTCATCATCCATCGCATCGATGTACATCTGAGGAGACTTCATGATATCCAGATATCCGAATCCCCACGGCGAGTCTTTTATCGGGAAGGCCCTTCTGATAACAAATGGATACTTTCCATGCTGGTAGAATCCCTTCTCATATCCAGGCGTATTCTCTGAGCAGAATGCCAGCTTATCTCCCACGATGATGGCAAGATGCACGTATGTCTTTGGGATAGTGTGGATGATCGTCACCCCATCCTCTCCGTATACAGGAAGGCCGACAGTTTTCTTGTAGTACATGTTGATGACTTCGACATAGTTTGATGTGTCGATGTTGTCATCGTGCAGATACTTCGTGATCATGCCAGTATCCTGTGGTCCTATCTCATCGGCTAACTGCGGATATGTAGCCTTGACCACATCCACATCCTGCAGGCTTACATGGAATACCTTGTCGGACTCTTCCAGATCGTTGATACCTGGCTGCCAGAATAGGTTATGCACATCGATGTTGCTGATTGTGACATCACCCAGGCCATCATTCTTATTGCTATCCCAGAACACGCCTGTGATGGCAGCACCGTCTATGCAGAAATCCCATCCCATCTGCCGATATACCTGCTCATAATCGTTCTGCTCAAGAGCGATAGGCACAATGTCTGTCAGCATCTTAGCCTCGCCTTCATCGTCTACCTCTCTCGGCAGGACATTAGGTTTCGGGAAGCTGTCCATGATGTCAGCGTGTTTGTTGAGGATGCTGTTCACAGCCCATGCGGATGCTGATCGCCGTTCCTTCTCAATAGCATCAGGCGAGATGTCCATGTGCCTCAGTCTCCACCACTCCTGATTGTCTGTGGCCTTGGCATCGATACTCGACTTTCCGCCTACATACTTCTGCAGATCATCAAGGGCCTGCTCTACATCATCCTGCGTAAATGGCATATTGGTTTCGATTATCTCCATACGCACTCCTTTCTCTATAAGATGTCCAGAGGATCTTCAGGCGGCGGGCTCCATTCTTCTGGCTCCACGTTGATCCTCGGAGATATTTTTCTTGCCTGACAAATGTAACGCCACTCGTCATAGGCGTGATCTTCCATGTGCGTGTCCACATCTTCGACATCGGTAGCACTATAGAGCAGTGTCGGTATAGTGCGGATAAAGTTCTTGCACGTGTTGAATGTGTAGAACATCGGCAGGCCATCCTCATCGAATGACAGCCTGTAATGGCATTGCATCTTCCCAGGCAGTCTGTTCTTATCGGCCCTGTCGAAGAACACATCCTGCTGCTCAAACTCTTCCGCTATGGACGGACCGCTTTCATGGTTGAATATGGCAGTATCCGCTATGCCGTAGATGTGCCTGCCTTCCAGGTTGGGATCATCACGCTCGATCTCTTTTATCTTCTCGGCTATCTGCGGAACATTCCACTCTACTCCTGTGTCAGCTTCCCCTGTGCAGCCGTATAATTCCCTTATACGGTACATTCTGCCGCTTGAGGATATAGCATACCACCCGACCGAAAAAGGCTTCTTGTAGCCGTGATCGTAGCCTCTGTAGATAATCCAGTCCTCTGGCACAGGGAACGGATTGATAACATGCGTCCACTTGTGGTCATCGTAGTGCTCAGGATCATCTATAAGATTGAAAACTTGGCCTTCGAACACATCCCAGCGGCCCCATCTCCACGCTTCCCTAAGCTGTCTCGGAAGGGCCTCAAGTGTAGCGAGATACTCAGGCTGAGCTTCCATCAGAGCTTTGTTATCATCGACAAGAGCCTGTATAAACGTGTAGTCATCAGGATTCTCTGTCGGCAGGAAGTTCCTGTCTATGAATACTCGTTTGATGTATGCATGCCCCTGTCCGCCTGGATTGCATGTGTAATAGCATCTCTTTGGGAATGCATTGACACCACGCAGTGTGGCAGTGATGGCCTTCATCTGATATTCGGAAAGCTGTGCGGCCTCATCCAGGAAGATGACATCGTATTCCAAACCCTGCAGCCTGTCGAGATCGCCATCCCTGGCGCAGTACATGAATTCAATCGTGCTGCCGTTGACGAAGGTCAGGATCTTGGATGTCGAATTGTAAGAGGCCATGTCTCTGCACATACCCTTGAGTATCCTGATATGGTTACCTTCAAGCTCCTTGTAGGTCCTACGCACTATCAGCATCTTTATCCCTGGATACCTTGCAGCGAGCAGGACAGCCTTGGTCCTCACGGCCCAGCTCTTGCTCAGCCTCCACCTCTGGCTCAAGCTCCGCCGTAAGCAATATTCTTACAGCGGCTATTCAGAAAAAGCTTCTGCTTCTCATTCGGTTCAGCTATTCTCAGTGTGGACATCGGCATCACCCCCTTCCCCTATAAAAGTTAAGTGATGCATTACTCTGCCCATCCTTCCTCAAAGCCATCGATACGGATAGCATTAGTGTTGTCGGGCCTGCTGTACTCAGACTTCTGCTTCTCCCATTCGAACTTCTCACGATCAAGCGCAAGACGCTCAGCCTCGATCTGATGCTTCTGAATCGTCTCAGCCTTCTGCAGGTTATACAGGCTCCGTGTCATTTCCTCTATAAGCTTTAGAGTCTGCATCGCATCCTTCATGGCCCTTGTGTCCGACTTATCGCACACTTTTTCTTTAAGCTCTCCGTTAATAGGATCAACATAAATCTGCCTCTGAAACTGCTCTGCGTCTGACAGCATCCTGCTCATGTGGCCTTGCATAAGCGTGAGGAAGTCTGATGTCTGAGACAATTCTTTTGCAAGCTCATTTGTTGTTCTGGATATGCCTTTCGATATCACTTCTGATTGGCACTTTTTCCTGGTGGCGAACCAGCCTTCAGCCTTTGATCTTAATGCTACAGTCTTATAGTTTATGCCATGCTTTGCCGCTATCTTCCTGAGCGTCATGGAAGGATCTGTGACATATTCATGCTGTATCTTTGCCCAATCATAGTTCTGCCTACCAGTTTTCTTCTGGTTCTTAGGCATAATAAAAGTCTCCTTTCATGCACCCATACGATACACAAAAGGAGACTGGATGTTCTCCCCTACACTTTAGAACGGAATGTCATCTTCTGCTGCGCTGAATGTGTCAGGAAGGTCTGGCTCAGGCATTTCCATGAAGCTCTGTTTAGGCTTCACAGGCATGCCATCGAATGTATAGTCCATCGCTACCTTGATGATCTTTGTATGTTCCATGCCATCCTTCACCCAGCTCTTAATAGTCTCAAAACCATCTTTCACGTAGACGATAGCCTTGTTAGGAATGTCAGGAGATCCTCTGAATCTTACTTCCTGAAATTCGGATATCCAAGAGTCACCTTCCTTCTTGCTGACTCTGATCGCATACTGAGGCTTCTCAAACTTATCGGATCTGTAAACCTTCTCGCCTCTGATGTCTGTGCTCCATCTTATGCCCATTAATCTTCGTTCCTCACTTTCATAAATTTTCTGCCGCTTAGCTTTCCGCTTCTGTTCTTCGATACGGAATCCATCACGGAATCTTGTCCGATGCCGTAGATCTCTCCAAGCTCTCTCGCTGTGTCGCATACGGCAAGCGGCAGCTCATATTCATCTGGTTCTACGGCGATCCATAAATACTTCTGCTTCATAGTTCTATAGTGCAAACATAGGGCAAGGCGATTGGTTTGAAAAGGCTATAATACTTAAGAAAAAAGGAATTAACGTACTGCCTCACCCTATGCTGTGCCAATGTTATTTCCACGGACAATCACTATTCTCGATAGCGTCCAATATTTCCCGATTCGTAGGCTTGTACGGCTTTACCACGGCTTCCGTCTGC